ATACAACCTGTTGAGCCTGCTCGCTTACCGATAAGGTTTTAGGATCAGCAAAAACCAATTTGCTAGCAACCTTATCATCCCAACCCTTAACGATATGGGCAAACACGTTATCCCTAAATGCGATACCTTGTTTATCCTCAGTCTCAGTAAAAGCCACAAATTGTGAAGGCTTGACCTTATTAGTAACTAACACGTCAACCAATCGATCGCCCGCCTCACTTGCTTTCTTAACCAAACCAGACCATGTCTCAATAGAGTTAATTACTTCGCTATTGAGAGCATAAGGGTTAGCGACTGGCTCAGTATTAGCAAGGGATTTGCTTACTTGAGTAATAGCAGATACAGCAGATTTAACTTGTTTCATTTTGATTCCTTTCAAATAATGTCGTAAGCAAAGCGCCCCGAACCATTAACTAAAGTTTAATACAATCTGATAGTGTTTGACAAGGGATAATTCCGTCTAACGTTAGACGCAAAGCCGATTTTGCCTAGCGATTTAGCGACACCCCACCCCCCAAAATTTAATCTGGTTCCATGTCGGCTGTATGGTTTGCTATTTCGCACACTCAATACTCACTTTTTCAAATTACCCCCCGGTACCTCTTCTAAGTACCTAGCCCAAAAAAATTTTGTATATATAAAATATATACTTGTATGGCGGACTATTCGCCGCATGAATCGTGCAACGTATTGTTTTACATAGATATTTTTTCTTGTTTCGGGCCCGGTAATTACAAAACGAACCCAGTTTGGGTATGATCGTACCCAGAAACACCCCCCGTCATGTTTTTTAAGTACCTAGCCTAAAAAATTTTTTGTATCGTATTTAATACATTAACCCCACTTACCGTAACATTTATATATCTTTACACCTCTGCTATACTTCACATACGGCTTGTTCATTGCCGTTTCCTTGTTAAGTTGTATTTAGGGGGAAGTCCACTATAGAGGCTCCCCCTTTTCTTTTCTACGAGTTGGGTGAGGGTAAATCTTGCAAGGGATTACCGGCATGCTTCACATACATACGGTCTTCACCCTTCTCACCAATTTTTAATATATACTTCGCCTAACAACATCTAATTCGGACAGGAATTGATGCAACAAATAAATGTAGAGCCAGACTTGGCAATACCGTTCCCGGAGGACAATCCGGTACTAGCAAACTTCAGGGAAAGAGCTGAAGCGGCATGCCGCACGGCAGAATTACTGGAGCTTGACGTTACCGCAACCGATGAGGATATGGCGGTGGCAGAGACTATTGTCTACGAAGTCGCTAAGAACGAAGACCAAGTAAATACCAAGATTACTACCAAGAAGGCTTCGCAGATCAGACCTGCTACATATTACGCAGTCAATGACATTCTGAAAGAGTTTTCCACAAAGGTGGTAGAGAATGCCACGCAGATTAGGCTATTGGTAACAAATAAGTTACTACTTGAGTCCGCCAATGAGGATGCCAAGATCCGTATCCGTGCCCTAGAACTGCTGGGTAAGATTACCGACGTGGGCTTATTTACCGAGAAATCAGAGGTTACGATCAACCACCGGTCAAACCAAGAATTGATGGACAGTTTGCGCTCTAAGATACAGAAACTCATGCACCCACAGGGTGTAGAGGATGTAAAAGCGGTGGAGATAAACGGGGATACCATCGACGTGGACAAAGAAATGGGTATAGAAGAGGAAAAAGTGGATGACGGCAACGACCCTAAACCCGCTTGAAGACCTAACGGACGCTGAACTACAGTTCTTACTGGACAATTTGGACCAGTTTGATGAACTAGATGCAGAAGAGACAGAGCTTGTTATTGATGAAATGCACAGGCGCAAAGAGGCTAAGGCTGCTAGAGAAGATTTAATAGCGTTTTGTCAAATAATGCAGTCAGACTATAAAGTTGGTGAACATCACCGCAGATTGGCAAACCTCCTTATGGAGATTGCTGAGGGTAAAAAGAACCGAATTGCGGTCAATATACCCCCACGGCACGGTAAATCCCAGCTTGTTTCTATCTATTTTCCTGCATGGTTCCTTGGAAAATACCCTGATAAAAAGGTTTTAATGGTCTCCCACACGACCGATCTTGCTGTGGACTTTGGACGGAAAGTGAGGAACCTAATTGACACACCCCTATATAAACAAATTTTTCCTACTGTCAGTCTGGCGCAAGATAATAAGTCTGCTGGGCGTTGGAATACTAATGTTGGTGGTGAGTATTTTGCTTGTGGTGTGGGTTCTGCCCTTGCTGGTCGTGGAGCTGATCTATTACTGGTGGACGACCCCCATAACGAGCAGGACATCATCAATGGGAACTTCGATGTATTCGAGAAAGCGTATGAATGGTTCACCTACGGAGCGAGAACACGCTTGATGCCGGGTGGTAGAGTCGCTATAGTACAAACTAGATGGCATCAGGATGACTTAACGGGTAAAGTTGTCCGTGATATGGTCCAGAACGAAGAGGCAGACCAGTATGAGCTCGTTGAATTTCCAGCGATATTTAATGAAAATACGGATAATGAGTCAGCTCTCTGGCCCGAATGGTTGCCATTGGCCTCTTTGCGTCAAACTAAGGCTTCTATGCCTGTGTTCCAGTGGAACGCTCAATACCAGCAAAACCCCACAGCCGAGGAAGCTAGCGTTGTCAAGCGAGAATGGTGGCAATGGTGGAAGCAAGAAACCCCACCGTCCTGCGAATACGTGATTATGTCCTTAGACGCTGCCGCAGAGACGCATAATAGGGCAGACTTTACTGCAATAACGGTTTGGGGAGTGTTTTTTAACGAAGAAATGGACTGTCATAGCATTATTTTGTTGAATTCTATTAAGAAAAGATTAGAATTTCCAGAATTGAAGGATTTAGCGTGGAGAGAATGGCATGAATGGAACCCCGATGCGTTCATTGTGGAGAAAAAAAGTGCTGGCACAGCGTTATATCAAGAATTACGTCGCACTGGGATGCCTGTCGTGGAGTACACACCCCATAGGGGTAGTGGTGATAAGCTTGCTAGGCTCAATTCTGTTGCTGATATTGTTAAAAGTGGCTTAGTATGGGTGCCCGAGACACGTTGGGCTGAAGAAGTGGTAGAAGAGATTGCAGGATTTCCGTTTATGAGTCATGATGACTTGGTTGACTCAACGGTGATGGCGCTAATGCGCTTTAGACAAGGCGGGTTTATTAAATTACCGAACGATGAACCAGATGAAATCAGACTATTTAAGTCTAAGCGGTTCAAAGGATATTATTAAGGACACATTATGGCAATAGATAAGGCACTGTATCAAGCTCCAGTAGGCATAGAAGAGGCAGCCGCAATGGAGAGTCCGATAGAGATCGAGATTGAGGATCCTGAGTCAGTCACTATTGGTATAGATGGCTTAGAAATTCAGATTGAGCCAGAAAAAGAGTCCGAGGATGACTTCAATGCTAACTTAGCAGAGTATTTAGATGAAGGCACCCTCACAGAAATTTGTGGTGATTTGGTTGCTGACTTTGATTCTGACATTGGTGCTCGCAAAGATTGGATACAGACTTATGTAGATGGTCTTGAGTTACTTGGTTTGAAGATTGAAGAGCGCTCTGAACCTTGGGAAGGCGCATGCGGTGTATATCACCCCTTACTCTCTGAGGCGCTAGTTAAGTTCCAGGCAGAGACCATGATGTCTATCTTCCCTGCTGCAGGTCCTGTAAAAACATTGGTCATTGGTAAAGAGACACCTGAGAAGAAAGATGCGTCTGAGCGTGTACGTGAGGACATGAACTATCAGTTGACCGAGATGATGCCTGAGTATCGTCCTGAGACAGAGCGTATGCTCTGGGGCTTGGGTCTAGCTGGTAATGCGTTTAAGAAAGTGTATTACGACCCTAACTTAGAGCGTCAAGTGGCTATGTTTGTACCAGCAGAAGATATGGTCGTGCCCTACGGCGCACCGTCACTTGAAGCCGCTGAGCGTGTTACACACGTCATGCGCAAGAATGAGAACGAGATACGCAAGCTACAAGTATCAGGTTTCTATCGTGACATTGACTTAGGTGATCCTGTCAATGTAATGGACGAAGTAGAGAAGAAGATTGCCGAGAAGCTTGGCTTTAGAGCAACAACAGACGACCGTTACAAACTCCTTGAGATGCACGTCAACTTAGATATTCCTGGGTACGAGCACAAGGACGAAGACGGTAAACCCACCGGTATTGCACTACCTTATGTAGTCACTATCGAGAAAGGTACACAGAATGTTCTATCTATTAGACGTAATTGGGACCCGAATGATGAAACTTGTCAAAAGCGTCAACATTTTGTCCATTATGGATACGTTCCGGGCTTTGGCTTTTATTACTTTGGGCTTATTCACCTTATCGGCGCTTTTGCTAAGTCTGGTACTAGTCTTATTCGGCAGCTCGTGGATGCTGGAACCCTTAGCAACCTGCCAGGCGGCTTTAAGGCCCGTGGCTTGCGAATTAGGGGCGATGACACCCCGATAGCACCGGGAGAGTTCCGTGATGTAGACGTACCTAGTGGCACGATGCGTGACAACATTCTGCCTCTTCCATACAAAGAGCCAAGCCAAGTATTAATGACATTGCTCAATCAAATTGTGGAAGAAGGTCGTCGCTTTGCTAATACTGCTGACTTGCAGATTAGTGATATGTCTTCACAAGCACCGGTAGGTACTACGTTGGCGATTTTAGAGCGTACGCTTAAGGTGATGTCTGCTGTACAAGCTCGTATTCACTACAGCTTGAAGCAAGAGTTGAAGTTACTCAAGAAGATTATTGCTGAATACACACCAGAGGAGTACAGCTATGAGCCAGATGAAGGGTCCAGATTTGCTAAGAAGTCTGACTACGATGATGTGGACGTCATCCCTGTTAGCGATCCTAACGCTTCAACAATGGCACAGAAGATTGTTCAATACCAAGCAGTAATGCAGCTTGCAGCACA